AATGAACAAATATGAGGACCCAATCCCAGGCCGCTCATATGCTATTACGGCTGACGTATCCGAAGGAAAGAAACTTAATTACTCAGCATTTCACGTTACTGACATTTCGCAAATGCCTTATAAACAGGTATGTGCTTATCGAAATAATACAGTAACTCCCGGAGATTTCGCCGAAGTTCTGGTTTTAGCAGCTGAAGCATATAACCACGCCTGTATTCTTATTGAATATATGTCACTTGGTCCTCTTGTTTCCAAGGAAATTTGGGATGGAATGGAATATGATAATATCCTATTCACCAAATCAATGGGCCGTAATGGACGCCAAGTCACACAACGTATCGATGATGGAGCTGATTTGGGTCTAAAAATTACCGAAGTTACAAAAAAACAAGGATGTTTATGGCTTAAGTTGCTTATTGAACAAGATCAATACATTGTCAATAATCAAGAAACAATCGATGAGTTAGCACGATTTTCAAAGCATAATAACTCATATAAGGCTGAAGAAGGTGCCACTGATGACTTGGTTATGTCTCTTGTTGTTTTTGCCTGGTTAACCAACCAGGATTATTTCAGGGATGTAACCAATATTAATACGATGGAAGGACTTCGGGAAAAGAAAAAGGAAGAAGTTGAGGAAGACCTAATCCCATTGGGTCTAATGATGTGGCGATCCAACGATATGCCAACAACTGCCGAAATACACGGCCGCAATACCGGGGATAATCTTGTTTGGTCCAATACCAAATTACCAATGGAACATTCTCCATATGTTAGTAACGAGGATTGGCGTGATATGTACAGTAATCCTTATGAAAGACAGGAAGACAAATGGGATAATGAGCATTATATCCCAATTTTTTAATAAAAACCAAAAGATTCTTTACGTTTTTTCTCGGTGTGTTTGAGTTCCTTACGTTTGGCGTGTGCCTCTTTTATTTTTCGGGAATGTTCCAAAGCGTATTCAGGGTCTTTCATTTTTTCAAGGAATGTATTTTTGCCCTTAAGAGAAATTTTTTGTTTTTCTTTTATAGAAAGAGAATGGATACCAGTTTTATTGATAACAGCTGCGTTTCCTGACGTTTTTCCACCTTTACTTCGTTGTTCAAATGTAATTCTTGTTCCATTACCAGCTTTTTTACATACTACTGATTTTTCTTCAGGGGATAAAAGATGATAACCACGAGGTTGTCTTATATTTGATAAGCTATAATTTTTAGCAGATAATTTAGATTTTGGTTTTTTTAATTTCTTTATAACAAGTTTTCGAGTTGTATCATTCAACCACCAAATAGCTTTATGAACATTAGCAGAAACATTATAATATCTTCGACCAAACTCATCTGCTTTTATCATATCAAGCCAACGTTGTTCTTCATCCAAAAGTTTTGAGTGAGATGTATAAATGTATTTTAAAACTTTTCTTTTAAAATCATTAGGTCGTCTACGATGTGCGTCTCGCATTGCTTGTGATGAACAAATATATCCATCATTTACATCACCCCAATGCGATCCAACATAATATCGCTTACGAGTTTTATCCAACCAAAGATAAACAAAACCATATTTTTGCGCGCCATTATTTTGCGGTATCATCAAGAGTATTTATAACATAATTTTTTGGTAAAGTCAAGTAGAAAGTAAATAGTTTGCAGACTAAAATAAGAGCTTATTAGGTTCTTATAGAACAAGAAGGAGATTGCGCGTTGACCTTTGCCGTAAGCCCTGGCGTTACTTGGAACGAATACGACCTTACTCTTACTGTACCTGGCGTCGCAGCCACTCCGGCTTGTATGTCGGGTATTATGCGCTGGGGCCCTATGTTTCAACGAATTTTATTAGGGGCACCAAATAATCTTCTACAACGATATTTCGAACCATCCAACCTAAATGGTGAAACGTGGATGGCTGCATATTCTTATTTAGCATATGCAACTCAGTTGTGGTTCGTTCGTACTGGTGACGTTACCGGATGCACTGTCAGTCAAGTTTATTCCGGTGCTGGTAATTCATTCACTGGTGGAAATAACGTTGTTCTATTATCCAATACTGCTGGTATTATTGTTGGAATGAAGTTATTTGCTTCCAACAATACTGCCCTATCACCTTTCCAAAGCAATGGTGTCTATGTAACCGCTGTTAACAGCACTTCGGTTTCATTAACCTCAGCTCCATCAGCCAATGCAGGAAATACCACTGTTATTTTCCGTTCGAATATCTTCTATTCAGCTGTTGCACAACAGTCAAATGTTCAAAATCTATCGTGGGCAGCATACTCTCCATATAACGCTAACAATTATACCAATTTGTATGGAACATTTGATCCATCAATTTTATGGGTCGCCCGTTACCCAGGCCTTATTGGAAACTCAATTAAGGTATCGGTTTGTGAAAGCGCAAACCAATTCCAGTCTGTAATTGACTTGGGTTCAAGCGGTAATACCTACATTAACTCAGCCGCAATTTCGATTACGGCAAATGTGGGATCAAACAGCCTTCTTGTTACTGTTACTCCTGCAAATACTGCAAATGGAACAATGGTTACTGCGGCAAATACTATTGCAATGAACGCAGCTAACTCTATTTCTGTCGGGGACTTGATTGAAACTGGAAATGTTAACATTGGTTTTGAATTCTTGCAAGTTGCTAATGTATCATCAGTTACAGTCAGTGCATCTAATGTTGCATCCTTTACAATCGGTGTAACTAACCCATATACCCTTATCCAGAATTGGTCATCCAATAATATTGATCGTTACTGGCAATTCTCAAATCTACTTCAAATCGCCCCAGGCCAATCATCTTTCCAATATAACAATGGAAATACTGCTGCATATGATCAAATGCACATTGTTGTAACAGATGCATTGGGCGATTTCAGTGGAACTCCTGGGACAGTTCTTGAAGTTTATAAGAACGTTTCCCGAGCAAAAGATAACCAAAATTTGAACGGTACTACCAACTACTACGCAAACGTTGTTAACCAACAATCATCATATGTATGGTGGGCCAATGACCGAACCGGAGCTGCATCTGCCAACTCCGCTCAATTAGTATCATCAACTAACCTTGCCCCATTTTCTGGACAATTTGTGTACGGTGACGATGGACTTGGTGAAGGTAACTGTTCAATCGGAACAATTGCAAACGGATATTCATACTTCCAAGACCCAGAACAAGTCAGTGTATCACTGGTTATTACTGGAAAGAACCTTGGAACTGGTCTAAATGCAAATACTCAACTATCGTCTTACTTAATCAACAACCTTTCTTCGGTTCGACGTGACTGTGTAGTATTTGCATCCCCTGACATTGGTTCAGTTGTGAACCAGGCTGGTCTAGAAGCAGAAAACTGTGTGACAGCTCGTAACTATATGCCATCATCATCTTACGGCTTTATGGACTGTGGATACAAATATATGTACGACCAGTGGAATAACACATATCGTTGGGTTCCACTTAACGGAGATATTGCAGGTCTTGCATCACAGACAGACCACACTAATGCACCTTGGTGGTCATTTGCTGGATTCAACCGTGGAAATATCAAGAATGTTGTTTCGTTGGCGTGGAATCCATCTGAAGCTGATCGTGATATTCTATATCCAAATGGCATCAATCCTGTTGTACAATTCCCAGGTTTAGGAACTGTTCTTTATGGGGATAAGACTTTGTTTGCTGAACCATCAGCGTTCCAGCACATCAACGTCCGACGTTTGTTTATTGTCCTTGAAGTACAGATTGCAGCATACGCAAAGTTCATTCTATTCGAATTTAACGATGCCTTCACTCGGGCTCAATTTGTCGCAACCGTTAATCCATTCTTATCGCAAGTTCAGAGCCAACGTGGTATCATTCAATATTATGTACGTTGTGACTCGACCAATAACACTGCTCAGGTTATTCAAAATAACCAGTTTGTTGCTGATATATTCATTCAGCCAAACTACAGCATCAATTGGGTATTGTTGAACTTCGTAAACGTACCACCATCTATTTCCTTTACGGAAGCAGAATCAGTACAGTACGGAAGTGCGTAATAAATAGTTATAGAGGAGAACGTTACCACAATGGCAGTTGATATAGTTGGATTTAGAAATACAATTTCAGGTGGTGGGGCTCGTCCATCTAACTTTGAATTGTTCTTTCCGGTACTTCCAAACATTCCTTCGGCAATTACATCGACATTGGCTTTAGCTCCAGTTCGAGGACAAGCAGCTTCGATACCTCCAGCGAGAGTATCATCGATTGATGTGTATTACCAAGGTCGACCAATTAAAGTTGTTGGGGAACGAACCTTTACACCTTGGACTGTTCGTTTTTATAATGACGTGGATTTCCTACTTCGCGACTTTTTTGAAGCGTGGAATAATATGCAAAATACCCTTGCGGGTAACCAGGTTGAATTTACCGATGACATTTTAGCAGTCGATGGTGGATATAAAGTGGATGGTGTTATCGTGCGACAACTTAACAAGAAACTACAAGACCTACGGGCCTATGAATTCTATGGAATCTATCCAGAAGTGGTAGGGGAAATTGAATTGAATTGGGAAGCATCGAACCGAATTGAAACTTTTGATGTTCAGTTTGCATATGATTTCTGGATTCCATCAATTTCTGATACGGATCAATTGGTTCCTGGTTCATATGACGTTGAAGGTGCCGGGGCTAATTCTGCCCTATCATCGGCAGCATCAGGCAACGCTCCATCTGTTTCACAAGGTGTTACGAGCATTTTGCCGGTTTCATCGGGCATTTAGTTGGCATAAATACCTTATCAATTCAATTGTTAGGGTATTTTTTGAATGGTTTATTCATTATACGTTAAAGAACACAACAAAACTGGCCTGAAATATCTCGGCCAAACATCCCAAGACCCTTACAAATACAAAGGTTCCGGTAAATACTGGAAGGAACATATTCGTGTTCATGGTAATGATGTGACAACGTTTATTTTGGGCACATTTGAAGACAAAAAACACGTTGCTCAATTAGGAGAATATATTTCAAAAACTTATAATATAGTTGAATCTAATGAATGGGCGAATTTAATGGTTGAAAAAGGTGATGGTATTGATAGTCAAACTGCTTATAAATTAAAAGTTGGAAAAAGAAATAAAGGATATGTGTGTTGTCGTAATAAAAATGGTAACACTTTTCGTGTATCTCAACAGGAATTTTCTTCTAGACCAGACCTTATTGGGATGAATATAGGAGGTTATAAACTCCAGCCAGGAGCTAATAAAGGATGTAAAAATCCTATGTATAGAAAACAACGGTCAGATTTAATTATTCGTAATTCTCAACCTAAAGCGTGGATTACAAACGGGTCAATTACCAAATTAATTAATAAACCTGAATTAGACAAATATTTACAAGATGGTTTTGTACGAGGTAGGTTATAATGGCTTCAGAAATTACTGGTGTTGGGGTAATGGACCGTCTTTTTGGTTGGTTTTTCCAACGCAAGGATGATAAGCCTGAACCGTTATCATTTGCCCCCAGGGAGCACGATGATGGAGCTGCCCAAATAACTGCTACTGGTGCATTTGGTACTTTCCTGGACCTCGACGGAACTATAAGAAGTGAGATTGAACTAATCAACCGTTATCGAACTATGGAACAAGTTTCCACAGTTAATATTGCGCTTGACCAAATTATGAATGAAGTCATTGTTGAGGACGATCAAGAAGGTGTCAAAATCAATCTTGATGATTTAGAAGTTTCTGATCCAGTCAAAGAATTCATCGAAAAAGGTTTTAATGAAGTCCTGGACCTACTTGATTTCAAAAATAATGGATATCAGCTATTCAAACGTTGGTACGTCGATGGTCGTATCTATTTTCACGTTATTATTGATCAAAATGCGACAAAGGATGGAATACAGGAATTACGTTATGTAGACCCTCGTAAGATACGAAAGATACGAGAAGTTGTCAAGCGTCAATTAAAACAAGGTCAACCCAATTCAGCAGCCGAAGCTGTTGCAACACAAGTTAAAAATGAATATTATGTATTCTCTGACAAAGGATTTAATTTAGGTCAAACTCGACCATTAACAACAGCTTACCCAATCACAGGTATTAAAATTGCTAAAGACGCTGTTATATGTACCACATCAGGTCTAACTGACGCGGCCGGTTCAATGGCTCTTTCTTATTTACATCAAGCTATCAAACCTCTTAATATGTTTTCGACGTTAAAGGATGCAGCGGTCATTTACCGATTATCACGAGCCCCAGAACGTCGTGTATGGTACATCGATGTTGGAGGAATGCCTCGTTTCAAGGCTGAACAATTTGTTCATCAATTAATGGACAAATACCGAACTCGTATCAATTACGATATTACTTCTGGGGAAATTCGTGATGATCGACGTTTTATGACAATGTTGGAAGACTTCTGGATTCCCAAGAAGTCCAATGGTGACGGCACCAAAGTCGATGTGTTACCTCCCGGAACTGGTTTCAATCAAATTGATGATATAATTTTCTTTATGAAGGAATTATATTTATCAATGCACGTCCCAGTCAATCGTATTAATCCAGAGGACCAGGTTATGGGTCCTGGCGCAACCGAAATATCCCGGGATGAAGTTAATTTTGGAAAGTTTATTGCTCACCTTCGACGTAAGTTTAATCGACTATTCCTTGCCTTACTTGGAAAACAACTTGTCCTAAAACAGGTAATGTCCATTGAGGACTTTGAAAAAATCCAAAAGAAGATTGATTTTACATATTCCAAGGACAATTATTTCGAGGAAACCAAGGAATCGCAAGTTTTAACAATGCGTTATTCGTTGGTGCCTCTTGTTGCACCCTTTGTTGGTCGATATGTGTCCAATCAATGGGTCCGTAAGGTTATTTTGAAACAAAATGATGAAGAAATCAGAGAATTGGATCAAGAAATTGCCGAAGAAGCAACAAATCCACAATATTTAGGAATGCCAGGCCAACCTCAGGGTGAAGATGGTGGGGAAGGTGATGAAGGTGGTGATGGGGCAGGAATGATGATCGATCCAAATGCTATGCCCCCAACTCCCCCTGAACCTGGTGTAGCTGGACCAGATAAAGCCAAAGAAAAGGCTAAGGACCAAAAGAAACAACGTCCTGGTTTTAAAACTGTGGCAAATATGCTGGCAAAGGGTTCATAACCATAAATAAATGAGAGTTTTTACACGAGGTAATTAATGACCAGTTTATCCTTACAAGATCAGATGTTTTTGCAGCGTGCAGCTAAGAACCTGCCAAAACAGGACATTCAAGAAACTCCCGAAACAATTGATGAAGCTTCCTTCAAGCTAAATCCTAAGAAAAAAGGTATGTTCAAGGGAAAGAGCCTATCGTCTATTAAAAAATCAGAAAAGCGTGATACTGGAACCAAGAAAAAGGAAGACGTATTCGCTATCAATGCCAAGCAAGGCAAGTTTAAGAAATCAGTAAAAGAAGGTGAAGAACTCTTTGATGAAAATCAACCAAAGTTTGCCAAGGATGGTAATTCGTTGGATGCTGCTAAACAAGGACAAGGTAAGAAACAATTGGGTAAAGAAGGTGGCACATCTGGAACTTCTCCAGGTCCAGCTGCCGATCAAGGACACGGTAAGAAGGCAGTAACTGGACAATTAGATAGGGAAGAAACAGAAATGTCACAACCAGAACAGGTAGACGAAGGAAAAAAAGAAAAGCTTAATAAAATCATAAAAGGTCGTAAACCTTTTGCTAATTTTGCAAAAGGTTCTAATGAACATCGTCAAAATATTACTAAATCATTAAAGAAAGTTTCAAGTATGAAAAAGGCTATGAAGGAAGACGAAGCAATGTTTGATGAAGAAGGTGACGCAAAAGGTCAAGGCACCCGCTCAACTGGTAGAGACACTTTAGGACCTGTTCGTATTAAGGCTGATAGTTCCCCGGGTCCAGCGGCTGAACAAGGTCACGGTAAGAAACCAGTCCGCGGTGAAATCTATCGTGATGGTCACGAAGGTTCTGCTGGTGAAGTAGTTGCACAAGGTCATGGAAAAATCCCAGTTCGAGGTGAAATTCGTCGGGAAGATATTCAGGAATTATTGGCAGCAATTATGGATGACAAGCCAGGTGAAGCATATGATGCATTTACTGTGGCAATTGCTCCAGTTGTTGTTGAATATACCGCAGCTTACAAGGAACATATTCAATCCGGCCTACTGGGTATGGAAGAAGACATTTCAGAAGACGAAGAATATGTCAGTGACGATGAAGAAGAAACTGATGTTGACAACGAAGAAGAAGTGACAGAGGACGAAAGTGAGGCTGCGTAATGGCCAAGACATTACTTGACATTCTTAATGGACCTTTCCCTAAGCCAGTTAAGAAAACTCCTAATGAAGAAGGAATGACACCGCTTCCACAGGAAACTGCGGCTCGGGCATTTTTGAAAACATTGCCAATTCAGGCTCATCCAGACCCTTATGGAAATGAGGATGCGTTCTCCGCTAAGGACGTATCTGTATTTCAACGTGCCAAGAATAACTATGGTTATGATTATAAGACACAAGGTGATTTCAATAATCAACAATCAACCAAGAATGTTCACGTCCTGCGTAACCCAACCTTGAATGTATCAACCGAAGAAGCCTTTGTGGCTGTTGATTCAGTTGGTTTGGGTTCACGAACTGCGTGGCGTGTTGTCAACAAATTGACCAATGAATATATCACTCGTTCTATTCAAAAGGAAGATGCTGAACGTATTGCCGATGAATTGAATGCTCGGTTCAATCAAGAACTATTAAGCGAAACCAAAAAAGGTGAACGAACATCCAAAAAGTTTATTGGTTCAATTGATACTAATGAAAAAGGTGAACCAAAAGATGCTCACGCTCACGGTATTAAAGCCGTTTCCAAAGCACTATTTCCAAAGGGTGAATTAAAATATCGAGGTGGAAAGAAAAAGTATTGGGGCGGTGGTTCTTCGAAAGCAGGAGCAAATCGTGCTGATATTTATGATCGTTCTAATCGATTTCGTAATGAAGAAATTGAAGAATTGGATGAATCCGTAACTCGTAAGCACTTCCGTGAAGTTGCCAATACAGTTCGTGCTATTGAACATCCAGGTTCTCGACAAGAATATGCCGATCACCACGCTGACATTTTTGCAAAACAAAATCCACGTTTCGATCATTCCAAGTTTCATGCAGCTTGTGGAACCAAGACTAAAAAAGAACGTGGTATACGTGAAGAAACACAATTGGATGAATTGTCCGATGGAACTCTGAAACGTTATTACAAATCTGCCAAAGATTCCAAACAATCAATGGAATATGCTTCTGGATTTCGTAGAAAATTAGGATTAGATACTAAAGGCGTTGATCGTGAAGCTTCCAAACGTAAACTTGGAATGAAAAGAGCTGCTCATAAAGTTATGAATAGAGAAGAAATTGAAAATCTGAATGAAATTTCCCGTAAAACATTGGGTTCTTATATCCGAGGAGCCCACCAGGAAGCAGGTTTGTCTGATTTTCAACACGGTAAAGTATATGGAAAAGAACTTGCAACTAAACGACGTAATAAGGTAGATCAAGGAGTTGCATCTAAAGCAGCCAAAATTTCGATTAAACGTGGTAAGGGAATTATCAATGCTACCAAAAAATTGACCGGAACAGCCAGAGTTAATTCGGAAGGGATTCATTATCTTTCAGATATTCTAGAAGGATGGGCAGAAAAAGCTGTATCCAGAATCTATCACGGATATAAGAGTACCAAAAATAAAGATACACCGCGTCGTGGTAAATCTTATGCTGGTAGTATTAATTTGGACCCAAAAACGGGTCATCCCGCTGGTCCATAAGATAGAGCAATGCGTGATATTGCCGATCTAAAACCAGGTCGTACTCGTCTAAAGTATCGTTCAGGACCAAATAAGAATCGTCGATTTGGTGATACTCAAAAAGCAGGGGCATCAGGAGCTGATATATATAAAGATAAGTCTTGGTGGAGAGGTAATAAACGTCATACAGTTGAAAGTGAACAATTAGACGAATTATCAAAAAAAACATTAGGTTCTTATATTAAAAAAGCGGCTGGTGATCCTCAAAAGAAAAGTCTTGCAACTTTAGGAGACACAGGTACAAAAGGTTCTAAACGCAATGCAGAAATTGATAAATGGAACTCTCGTTTTTCTGGGGTAACTTT